ACAGTCAATGATTGGTGGTGCAAAACCATCGCAGTAGACTGGCGGTAGTTGTCTAAAATAAACCGCAGGCGAGGGGTCAGTCAGCTCTAGTGTTATATCTACTAGACCTTGTACGCCCTTGGCATCTAATGATTCTTCTATCAAAACCATCAATGCACAATCGCTTAGTAACTGAGTACGGTTGGTATCTATCTCACTCTCTAGTGGTGTAAAGTAAACACCCGTCAGACTGTCTACTTTGTCACACCTATACTCCCAAAAGTATTGAGACTCTGAGACTTCATTCAAGAAGCCTGAGCCAGTGGTGTAGTGGTCTATCTTAGCGCCAGCAATCGCTGCTGCTATGGATAGGAGTAATAGCATTGTTACGATTAATATTTTCATTAAAGTTCCTTTTTAGATAAAAGCTGCCCCTGATGGCTAGGGTTATATTCCTAATTGAGTTTTTAATGCAGCCGTGAAATCACTCCATTGCGTTTTAAGCGCATCGAGTTCAATAGCATCACCCACTACATCCGCTGCACTGGACACGGACAGACGCTCATCTCGCAACTCTGCCTGAGCAGTACGCCATGCGGTAGCTGCTGCTAGAATTGCATCGCACGCGACTGTAGTCGTAATGGTCACACTCTTAGCTGCCTTTGAATTGACCTCAGACTGCACAGAGCTAGGTACTGGTGTAGCTGGATACCCTGCTGCCTTGTAGTCAGTCGCTTCTTTCTCAGCTAACTCATACTCAGAGCCAAGGCCTTGTAGGACTTGCTGGGTAATCGAACCCGCTTCGGCTTTGACTTGGTTGATGAAGTCGGATTTAACAATAGCAAACCTCGAAGCAATATCAGCAGCAGTACGCGGTGTTGCTGTCCAGCTACCATCTGGATTTTCAACTGAGGTGAAAAGGTTATCATCTGGCATGACTGGATCGGGTACTTCTACAACACCGATCTTTTCACGCTCTATCAGGTCACGAAACCAGCCTTTAGGATACTGCGTTTCTCCGATAGTTCTTTGGATGTTTTGATCGAATTTTATGTTATTTAGTAAGTACATTTGCTTTATCCTTTTATTGCATGAGTTGTGTTAGAGCCAGACGATAGAGTAACCCAGTCTGTATCAGAACCAGATTGTACTGGAGCAAGGCGTGTAGCTGTAGTTCCGTCACCTACTTGGCCTTGAGCGTTATATCCCCAACCCCATAATGTGCCGTTTGTTTTGATTGCGTGAGCGTAGTTAGAGCCTCTGGATACAGAAACCCAGTCTGTATCAGAACCTATTTGTACTGGCAAGTCCCTGCCCGTTGATGTTCCGTCACCTATTTCTCCATCACTGTTTCTCCCCCAACCCCACAAAGTTCCGTTGGATTTGATTGCGCTACCTGTGCGCTCTCCATTATATACAGAAACCCAGTCTGTATCAGAACCTATTTGTATAGGGGATGCGGTTTGAAGCCAGCTTCCGTCACCTAACTGGCTTGAGCTGTTTTTCCCCCAGCCCCATAATGTGCCGTTTGTTTTGATTGCGTGAGCGTAGAAAACACCATCTGCTACAGAAACCCAGTCTGTACCTGAGCCGATCTGTACTGGAGCAAGGCGTGTAGCTGTAGTTCCGTCACCTACTTGGCCGACATCGTTAGCTCCCCAACCCCATAAAGTGCCGTCGGCTTTGATTGCGTGGGATGTGCTTTCACCACCTGATATAGTAACCCAATCTATATCGATGCCGATCTGTACTGGGGAGCTTCTGTTAGTCGTAGTTCCGTCACCTACTCTACCGACTGTGCTGTTAGCTCCCCAACCCCATAAAGTGCTATCAATAGCGCTCCCAAACAACATGGGTACTCCACTAACTATCATTTCAAATCCCCAATAAGTTGAGCTGTTGCACGGGTGGCAGATTCTACATTGTATGCAAATACGTCCACCGCACCAACCGTATCAGTCAGTGTCGGCACAGTGCCTCCCGCGAATTTCCAGAAGGTGTTATACGCCATAGTTCTTGCAGTAGCACCTTGGGTAATAGTGATAACCCCCGACTGCCCTGCTGCTGGATTGCTTGGGGCTGATAATGTGGTGTTTTCTGAGGTGGTGTGACTGAAATTGTTATTTGTAGCTAGGTTGATCGCTACTGCTGCTGCTGTTGATGTTAGTGCTGTAACAGTACCTATCTGTGCGCCAGTGAAGGTGTTTGATACATCATTCTTAGTCGTGTCTGCATCATATGCTTGTACTGAAACTCCAATGTCAGCATCTTTTAATAAAGGAAACCCACCCGCAGTAGTCCCATCGTGAACGACTAAAGTATCTTTTGTAGTGTCAACCGTGACCTCCCTTAATGCCCCTGTAAATGTGGCATGTTCATTCGTCGTTCCACCACGGAGTTGTAATAATTTACTCATTGTTATAGACCTCCAAAGTCTAGCTGTAGATTAGAACCGGATACCGTTCCTATATTAGTCATATTGTTATTCTGCCCATCTAATGCCCCACCCAATTGAGGGGTTGTATCATCGACTACCGCAGCAATACCCGCAGAAATAGATTCCCATACAGACCCTGAGTAATACTTTAGTGTGTTCACTGTTGAGTCGTACCACAAGTCTCCGGCCGAAGCACTAGCAGGAGCAGAAGAAGCTATTTTGTATTCATCAGCATACCTATTGACATCAGCAATAGAGCCTGCAACCGTACTAACATTCGCTATAGACCCGCCCACCAAGTTGATGTTGGTGATTGACCCCGCTGCTAAGTTGATGTTGGCCGAGTTAGTGACCACACTGTTGATGTTAGTTTCGTTACCTACGGCCGAGTTGATATTGGCTGCATTACTTACGGCACTATTGATGTTTGAGGCATTACTTACTGCGCTGTTAATGTTAGCTTCATTACTGAATACTGAATTAATATTAGAAGCGTTGCCTGCAACAGCGTTAACATTGGCGATTGAGCCGCTTACTAGATTGACGCTGGTAATTGAACCCGCGACTAGGTTAATGTTAGTAGCATTGCTTACAGCAGAGTTGATGTTAGTCGCGTTGGATACCGCACTATTAATGTTAGTCGCATTCCCCGCGACACTATTAACAGAAGCAATATTAGTCGCCACCGTGTTAACATCTGCAACAGAAACAGCCACCGTATTAACATTAGCAATGGCATCACCGACAATGGATATGTTATTCCCTGTGCCGGTAGTAATTGCCGCAGTGATGGACCCTAAGTCCTCAGTAACCGTAAGCTCTCCACCAACAATAGTGATTAGCGCCATTTCAGCGTCAGTGGGGGATAGCGCAGACCAGGTAGAGCCAGTATAGGCCCACATAGTATCACTAGAATTATTCCAGTACATCGCACCCACTAAGAGAGCTGCGCCATCGTTATCAAGGCTAGGCGGTGCTGCTTTAGCCCCTAAGTATCGATCATCAAAAGAAGCCCATGCAGCCTCGGCATCTACCGCTGATTGCTCTGATCTATTGGCTGATACTACGGAGTTCGCTGCCACATGGAAATAACCTGTGGTAGAGCTGTAGCGTAATGTCACCGAGGAACCAGCGGTAATATCACCGGCATAAACGACATGATCATCCGATAGTCGTATTGTTTTAGCACCCAGCCCGTTGACGTTAATAGTCGATGCGCCGGTGTTAGTGTTGAGTGCTTTAAACACAACAGAAAGTCCATCGGTATAACTCGCGGGTGCATAAGGGAGAGCGACCAGGTAGGCGTTAGCCGTTCCGGTATCTACTGCATAGTTTATCGTCCCTGTTTTTAATTCAAGTTCGGTAGGCAGTTTATTAAAGGCCGTCCCTACTGCGGCGGTTATCGCGTTAATATCTGCCGACTTAGCGAGTGTAGCAGGCGCTAAATCTGTGGGGGCCGTAAAAAGCTGGTTCATCGGGTCAATCTCCTTCTTGTATAATGCGTAATAATCCCTTGCAGCGTATGCCCTAGGTCAATAGTTGAATTAGAGTAAAACGTAAAACTGATGGTCGTTCCTGTTCCCGCGACGGGTATAGAGATGGCTGATATAACTTTGCTGTCATAGTAAAACTGTTCCCAGCTATCAATATTCCATAGACCACCCAGCCCCTGAACATCTTTATCCACCAGTAAATGAGTACTGATGTCTGGGTCACCGTAATCAAAATCAGGATGCACCCTTATTGAAGAGTATCCCTCAGAGACTACTTCGATGATCGCCTTTCTGTATGACTTCAATACTTCTGGAGCGGAAAAATGATTAAAGGTGGTCCTTAAAATTGCCTCGATAGGCTCCCCATCGAATGAGCTGCCTTTATCTGCCTGGTAAACATAGCCGTTATCCCCGCCCAATAAGATGACTTCCTTGCCGGTTGAGTCCTCGCCAGAGTAGGCGCAAGTTATATTATTCGGGTATTTGAAGGTGGTGTAATAATGTGCTAATCCGTTCTCGGTATCTGAAGCCGTCTGGATAAAGCCTGTGCCATCATTGGCGTAATATCTTATCTGGTTGCGAGACTTATAAACTGCGGTTGCAATGATCTTACTTCGATAGGAATCAATAGTGGGCTGTACTTTTCGACTAACCGTATTGCTTTCAAAGTTACCGAAATCTTGGGTTGTGCTTATCTGTATAACGCCTCGATCATCCAATGCGAAAGCAGCGCCTAAATTATTCTGTGTATATGGCAACGCCCCTGTGTCTGGTGCGAGCGAGTTCAATTGAAAGTCGGCAACGGTTGAGCCTGATAGCTGCCACGTGCCGTTACGCGTAAAGACGATAAGCACATCACCTGACTGCTCTATCATCCCTGTAATATCATCGCCTAAGCCTATTTCATTAGCGCCTGATATGACCGTCCATTCGTGTGGCGTTCCTACCCCTGAGCTTTGCAATGACGCTTTAAATGATAGAAAGAGTGTTTTCTTGTGTGTCTGAATATGTAGCGGTGAATCTTCTGTCATCCCTGTTTCAATAGGGATATACGCATCGCCATCGAAATCAAAAGCAGGATTAACCCCATCACACCCATAGAGTCTATAAGTGTCCGTACTGCCATAGAAGTTGAATAGAGCGAACTCATATCGACCGCCAGGCGCAATGCTTATCTGTGTTGCTGCACTAGCCGAGGTGCATTTAGTCACCGCTGAGACTTGAATAACATTAGTCGCATCAAATGTACCGGTGATATTGTCCAGTATTAACCGGCCTGTTGCATCGTTTCCTGCATAGGTCCCTGTTTGTAATACCTGTCGCTTAAGTGTGGCGGTTGCTCCGCTAGTTAGCTGAGTGATTGCTGTGCCATCAGGGATGGATTCGGTTCCTGCGGTGAAGTCTAGCGAGTAATACAGTGAGATTTTAACCCACCCACTCGCGGTTGATTTGTAAAGATCACACGCGGTTGCGCCTGCATTATCTCTAAACGCATAAGCCACGCCTTTATACATAACAGCACCGAGGATATTACCACTCCCAGGCACAGCTAGGATGTCGCTCCGATACTCATCCGCTACTAACTCCAAAATAGTCGCGTTCAATATCCCTGTGGGTGCGCCATTCTTAGTCGGCGTGACAGTAATCGTCGCTTGCGATACACCGAGTACCTCTAGTGTATCGTCCTTCTGAAATGTGCCGGTCGTTTTCGTGACTGCAATATACCCCGATCCAACATAAATCACTTTAGCTGAGCCGCTGATAGCACCCGTCACTATATTACCCACAATGATAGTGCCGGTAAGATTGATGTCTATGTAATGGTAAAATCCATCACTGGGGTTACTGCGGCCATCAAAACGCTCATAGCCATCTACCCGCGCATAACCATCCAGCGTTAAGGCTTCATAGTTAATCGCATCAATCGCAGCACCAGGATAGATAGACAGCGCTTTAGCCGACTGATCCAATCCTGACCTAAGTTGATTATAATCAATGTCCGTCTTTATGCTGGGGAACCTCATCATACCAATGGCTCCGCAGGGATCGCTCGCGGTGTTTGATCTTGTTCAAGTTTAAACAGTATCTTCTTGAATTCGAGATCAGCAAAGCTGTAGACTTCAGGCGCATTCACATACACTGCGTGATAGCTGAGTGCCAAGTAAACGATAGCCATGTGAAACCGTGCTTTAAATAACGGCTCATCCGCATCCGAAGCCAATACATGGCGAGTCTGATAATACTCACCCGCAATCACATAGTCGCCATCCGGTATGGGATAGAGAAGAATGTCATTATTAGGCTTACGCGCTATGTAACTAGGTCTGCCCGTTTGAACCGAGAGATTAGCAAATAAAAAGTTATCTCTAAATTCGTCATAGCTAATATTTAATAAATACTGCTCATCTTGCTGACCATCTGCCGCTTTGTATGCTCTGAAACTGTCTAAATCATATTCTGCAACATTCGTTAAGTTAATCGCTGTTTCACTATACGCTTGCACACCTGCCAGAGTATTGAAACTAAAATCAGTTCTCAGGTAGTCCCAGTTATCATGGAGGTTTTGGATTGCTTCATACGCTTGATTCACCCAATCAACCACTAACTTCATCTGTCCGACCTGGTTTAGAACCGTTACCGGCCCTGTGCCTGATATTTGTGCTTCCTGTCTAAGTCTAGTAGCTAATTGAAGGTAATTCATTACGCTTCAGCCAATACCGAACGCAACCATTGTGTGCCTTTCGCTGTGTCTTTCGTTACAGTAAAGGGATGCCTTAACGAATGCGTGACATTGATTCGAGTTGAGTCATTGCCTTGCATGTCTTTGTATTTGATGGTCGTGACGTTGCCGAGCTTTGCTCTTGCTAGTACCTCAAGATACTTACGTCTAATCATCGTAGGAAGCCCACGGATTAAGAATTGATTAATCCCATTACAGCCAACTTTAATAAGTTGTTCTGCATCAGCGCTGCCATTATCAATAATCGTCACTTCGACCATTTCTTCAGCAAACAATAGATTCTTTGTTCTGTGGCTGTCTACCGGCGTATCAATCGTTTCAATTTGATCTTTTAATTCGGACCTGTTTAAGTGGCCCGATGCAGGTAAATCCTTAGTTTGGTTTTGCCCGATCTCTAAATCGTTTGTATCTGTCTTTTTAATAGCCATGTTATATTCCTGTAAAGAGGCCCCACTCGTCCTGAATGGGGCATTTGTAAATTAACCGATTGCTAAAAATGCTACGACTTTAGACGCTTTAACCGCCCCTAATGTTGCATTCTGTAGCACTGAAAAGTCACGCTCTCCAACTGTGATACCACCGTTAGTCGTTTCTAAAGTGCGTGTACCGGCTGCTGCTGTTTTAACACAAGTGTTAGCCGCCATTCCTTCGTACCATTCAATCGATACGCGATCAGTGACGTTCTCAAGCTTCACGTAACGTGGCTTAAAGCCAACATCAAACGTACTTGAATCTGCTGCAACAATAGTGGTTGCATCATAAACGACATTACCCACTGATTGGTTAGGGGGAGTCGCACTTGTAATGCTCGCTGTGTAAACTATATTCTCTGCCATGATTAAATCCTCTTAAAAATAAGGGGCTATCAACCCCTCACTTAATTATGCTAATGAAGCGACTGTTGTTTCTGCTACTGCCATCCAGCCATCGTTTAAGATACCTGCTGTGTAATAGAATTTCGAACCTACATAACCACGTTGACCACCAGGATCGGCCGCGTTAGACGTAGGAGGTACAAAGATGGGAGTCATTACTTCCATACCGCGCAATGTCATCTGTGCCGCTGCATCTTTAGCCATAAAGATCATTGGGTACACATCAGATAAACTACCCGTTGTACTTAAGTTACCCGTCGACCCAATAGCCGCACCCGCATCAACAATAGGTGGCAAGTCAGGCGATAGTACAAAGCGAATGTTCTGCCAAGTTCCTAGCTCATGGTCACATAACAACTTGCGTGTACCGTATTCAACAGTAGAAACAAAGTTAGCTAATGCACGAATATCTGACTCGCAATCGGTATGGCAATAAGCCACGAATGCACGTTCAATCCCCTGGGTATTAGTATCAGGAGATGAACTCAATACATCAGAAACTGGTTTCGCATGACTTGCATTTAAACCACGAACGATCTTTTGCAATAATGTCACTGTAATACGATCCACTACGGACGCACGACCTGAACCCCCTGCATAAAAGATGTTAGTACAGGCTTTTAATGCACCGTACAATACCATCTCACGAACTAAGCCCATACGCTCACCCGTCTGCTCTTTCATAGCCGCAGGAATGTCATCTTCGTATAAGTCGTACTCAACATCAGTAAAGGCGTACAAACACATGTACTGCTTAATGTTGAATGTTACATCGCGAGCAACAATCGTATCTGCTGCGGGTGTAACGCCTTCAGTCGTTAAGTGCGCTGCATCATCAATAACGAACTGATTAGGTGCGCCGACCGTACCACCATAAGGAACCCATGAACGAACCACTAATGTGTTTGATTTGTTCTTAGGCATTTTTAGCTGACGCATGGAATTACCCAATACTTCAGTTGGAATCGCATGAGCGATAATCTCACCGGCAAGTACCGCGGTACGTTGCGCTTGAGTGTTATACTTTTGAATAGCCATTGTTTACATCCTGTAATTTAAATCGGTAAATCCTTTACCTGTTTCAGCCTCTTACGTTTTTAATCCCCGCAAGATACGCTGCATTAATATCATCTTCAGAAGCCGAATCACCCTGCACTCCTTGTGCCTGGGTTGCTGATTC